TCGTAATTAATACTGGCGCTGCTTGGGTTACCGCCATTGGTGCCGCTCTTAGCTAATAGGAGGCTGGTATGTCTAATTCTGATGTTCAATCTAAACGGGTTACCGCAGCAGCTTCTTTGGCTGTTGGGCCTGCACGTATTCGACAAGTTCAAGTATTGACTACCGCTGATGGCGCAGGTCGGTTAACTATTACCGATGGTGTTGGCGGGCGTACAATACTAGACTTAGACTTCCTTGCTTCGGACTCTCACTCCGTGAACATCCCTGATTGGGGTATTCGGTGTCAAGATGACGTACTCATTACCGCTATGACTAATATTAGCGCAATGACTGTCTTCTATAGCTAGGGGTGCAGGATGCGATGCTATTATAAAAAAGGTGGTTCTGTTGGGAAGTCACCTGCTTGGACGCGTAAAGCGGGCAAGAGCGAGTCTGGGGGCCTTAATAAAAAAGGCGTCGAGAGTTATCGTAAAGCAAATCCGGGCAGTAAGCTTAAAACTGCGGTTACCAAAGATCCTAGCAAGTTAAAGGCAGGCTCTAAAGATGCTAACCGCCGCAAATCATTTTGTGCCCGTATGGCGGGTATGAAGAAAAAGAACACAAGCTCTAAGACGGCTAACGATCCAGATAGCCGTATCAACAAGAGTTTGCGAAAGTGGAATTGTTAAACACCCAAAGGGGAATATTTCATGAAAGGCACTAAGAAGATGATGATGGGTGGTATGACTGCCCCAGCCGGTGCAAAAGCACCTATGATGCCTAAGGGCGCAGCCCCTATGCGGGACGAAGAAGCTTCTATGGATCCACGAGATCCCCGGAAGAAGAAGAAAATGTTACCTCCACGAGTACCTAGCCAAGCACCTACAGCGATGGGCGCTCCCGCAGGTATGAAATCCGGCGGTATGGCCAAGAAAGGCTATAAGTCTGGCGGTAAAGTCCGTGGCGCAGGTTGTGCTAAGCAGGGCGTTCGCAGTGCTAAAATGGTCACCATGAAAGGCTCCTAATAAAAGGCGGAACTAATGGAAGTTTTCCAGAATGGTCGGTTCTCGACAGGGGAACCTGTATATCAGATAGGTACACAAAACGAAGACGGCACCTATAAGGTTGTTGTCTTCGCCTTGATGAGTAAAGCGGAAGCAGAAGCAAAGCTAGCAGAGATGCAGCCTGTGGAAGCTCCAGTATCGTATAAGATTGCTAAGAAGCCTATTAAGAAAACTGGGAAGTAACCATGACCACATCGGGTACCACAGCGTTCAACATGGACTTTACGGAAATCGCTGAAGAAGCGTGGGAACGTGCTGGACGTGAAATGCGTTCGGGGTACGACCTCCGTACTGCCAGACGTTCTATGAACTTGATGACAATCGAGTGGCAGAACCGTGGTATAAACATGTGGACGATTGATGAGGGTACTATAAACCTCGTCGATGGAACTTCTGAGTATACTCTCCCTGCGGATACCATTGATCTGATGGAACACCAAATCCGTACAGGGGCAGGCAATCAAGCAACACAATCCGACCTTACCATAAGTCGTATTAGTGTTAGCACCTACGCGGCTATCCCTAACAAGTTATCACGGGGTAGACCAATACAACTCTACATTGAACGGCTACGAGATGCGCCTAAAGTTAATCTGTGGCCCGTACCGGACAATGACAACTACGTCTTGTACTACTGGCGTATGCGCCGGATTGAAGACGCGGGTAGTGGCGTGCAGACTTCAGATATGAACTTTCGGTTCTTACCAGTACTAGTGGCGGGTCTAGCGTTCTACATCGCTATGAAAATACCTGAGCTTGCAGATCGAATCTCGATGCTTAAACAAGCTTATGAAGAGCAGTTCGCGTTAGCCGCAGGCGAAGACCGGGAGAAGACATCCGCACGGTTTGTCCCTAGAATAGGTAGGATATAGCGTGGGCAATAGGTTTGCATCCTCTAAGAAAGCTCTAGCGCTTTGTGATGTGTGCGGGTTTGAGTACAAGCTACGCGAACTACGCAGCCTTATTGTTAAGGGCAGAGACACGAATATTAAGGCGTGTCCAGAATGTTGGAACCCTGACCAGCCACAGAACAAGCTGGGGGAGTTCCCCGTTGATGATCCGCAGGCCATACGCAACCCGAGAATAGATACAAGTATCGGTATAGCTGGGAGTCGGAGCAGTCGAGATATTCAGTGGGGCTGGAATCCCGTGGGTGGTGGAAGCGACCCGTACGGACTAACCCCTAACACGTTACTTGGTACTGGATATATAGGCCAAGTTATCATAGACATTACGTAGGAGTGCTAAAATGAATGTTTTTGGGATGGAAGAAGTGAAGGTTATCAAGGATAAAGGCGTGCGCCCATGCGGTCACGGCCCTAAGCCGGATATGAAAGGCGCCAAAACCACGGGGATTAAAGTCCGTGGTGTTGGTGCAGCAACCAAGGGAACTATGGCCCGTGGGCCGATGGCGTAAAACATGAACTATACTGAGCTGAAAGTTAACATCCAAGACATCTGTGAGACCACTTTCACAGACGAGCAGCTCGCTATGTTTACGCAGCAGGCTGAACAAACCATATACAACACAGTCCAGATACCTGCACTGCGAAAGAACGTGACAGGTACACTGACCCAAAACGTTGGTTACCTATCTATCCCGACAGATTTCTTATGGGCTTACTCGTTGGCGGTTGTGGATGCCGCTGGGGATTACCATTTCCTCCTCAATAAGGACGTAAACTTTATTCGTGAGGCGTACCCTACTACCACATCTGTTGGGCTACCACAGCATTACGCTTATTTTGACGACAATTCGTTTCTTCTGGGGCCTACCCCTAATAGTGGGTACGCCATGGAACTGCACTACGGGTATTACCCAGAATCTGTTGTTACCGCTGGAACTACGTGGTTAAGCGACGAATTTGATTCTGCACTATTGAACGGGGCGCTACTACAAGCAATCCGGTTTATGAAGGGCGAACCAGACGTTGTGCAGATGTACGAAAAACTGTATGTCCAAGCAATTAAACTACTCAAAAATCTTGGGGACGGTAAACTTAGAGAAGACGCGTATCGTTCGGGTCAATTCCGTACCCCAGTACAGTAAGTTAGGAGATAAAAAATGGCAATTTCGCAGGCAATGTGTACATCGTTTAAACTAGCCCTTCTCGATGGTGAGATGGACTTTAGTAGCGATACGGCACAAACATTTAAGATCGCACTGTACACATCTAGTGCGACCCTAGGCGCTGCCACCACGGCGTACTCTGTGACCAACGAAATCTCAGGAACCGGTTATGTTGCTGGGGGTAATACGTTGACCGTAGTAGCTCCGACTACTTCTGGTACCACAGCACTGTTGGATTTCGCAGACACTACGTGGTCAACCGCAACTATCACAGCCCGAGGCGCACTCATATACCAGTCTGGGGGTACTAACCCCGCAGTAGCGGTTATTGATTTTGGCGCAGATAAGATATCCACAGCCGGTGACTTTACTATCCAGTTCCCAGTTGCCGACGCATCTAACGCCATTATTCGAATCGCCTAGGGAGGCTAGATGCCATCTTCTGCTACATATACAGGCTGGGGTAGAGCTGCTTGGGGCCAAGGCTCTTGGGGCACTGACCTTGTAGTAGTATTAGTCGATGGCGTTGCGGCTACAAGTGCTCTTGGTACTGTCGCTATTAGTGGCGCAGCAACTGCGCAACCTTCCGGGCTAGAAGCTACTAGCAGTGTTGGTACGGTAGTTGTATCGGCAAACGCAGATGTTTCTGTAACAGGACTCGAAGCTACTAGCGCCCTAGGAACTGTCGCAGTTACCGCGAATGCAGACGTAGATGTAACTGGAGTGGCTGCGGCGAGTGCTCTTGGTACTGTAGTTGTAGCGGCGAACGCAGATGTTTCTGTAGTGGGCGTAAATGCCACTGGCAGCCTCGGAGCTGTAGCCGTTGTAGGTACCGCTAATGTCTACCCCATAGGGGTAAGCACGACGGGAATTATTGGTACGGTCGCTACTAACGCCGCTGCGAACGTACCTGTTTCTGGAGAAGTAGCGACAGGCGCTGTTGGTAATGTATCGATAGCGCTCGGTATCGTAGAGAAGGTAACAGGGGTCTACGGGCAAACGCGTGTCGGCACTGTAATCGTATCCGCAAATGCTAGTGTAGTAGTAACTGGGATCCAAATAACAGGGTTTGTTGGTGGAGTCAACGTTTGGGGGGAAATTGATGACAATCAGGATCCGAACTGGCAGAATATCAGCAGTACCCAAACCCCTACTTGGGATAACGTGTCACGACAACAGACCCCGAATTGGGGAAACATTGCCGCATGAGGTTAGCTAAATGACAACAGAATACACACCAATTCTTAAACTCGCCCTTCCCGTTGAAGGAGAGTTAAGTGGTACATGGGGTGATGTAGTCAACGACAATATCACTTCGATGGTCGAACAAGCAGTAGCAGGCCGTGCGGTTATTGACTCGTGGGTGGCTAACTCTCATGTGCTCACGACTGCGGACGGCATAACGGCTGAATCCCGCTGCGCGATGTTAGAGTTCACTGACAGTGGAACCTCGCTAAGCGCCGACGGTACCGTAGTCTGCCCTACACTGTCCAAGATGTATATCGCCAAGAACAGCACCGGTAATGCTCGCAACATAACCCTAACAACAGCTGCTGGTACTGGTGTGTCTATTCCGCAAGGCAGAGCTATGCTTTTGTTTTGTGATGGCACAAACGTCGTAGAAGCGGTCACAAACATCAACTCTTTGACTGTTGGGGGCTACACAGTCGCGCTCACAGGCGCAGTGACTACTGCTGGTGCCTTGACTACTGTTGGTGCGAACGCGCTGACACTGACTACCACTGGCGCTACTAACGTAACATTCCCAACCACCGGTACACTTGCTACCTTGGCGGGTACAGAGACGTTATCGAATAAAACACTGGTGTCTCCTAGCATTACAGACCCAACCCTTTCTGGGGA